GGGATATAATGGGAACTCACACCTTGAGGAAAGTGTGATTGGTAAAAAGTCCAAAACAACAATAATTGCACTCGCGATGTTAAATCGTCGTGCCTCATAGTGCTTTGGGGTAACTTCTTCCATAAACCAATCCAAGCCCCTTTAATGGGGAGCAAGGGTTGAGATAAATGGGAACTAAGTACACCGATGATTCGGGCCTTATTCGGTTCTTCAAGCGCAATCATGGCGGCATCAAGGTCACAATGTGACTCTGATTCGCTAAGAATGCGATTGAAAGAATTCTCCCTCCATTCATTACAAGTTGAGTTTATCTCACGTAAAACACCCAAGGGGGTGGTAACGACATTACTTGTTTTTGGGGAAGGGGATTTCCAAATTCGCCCTGTTCCAGGTTTGACTGGGACTTTAGGATCATCATTTTCAATTGTACTGCGCCACTTATGGTGCAGGTGTGGACAACGGTCTAAACTCGATAAGCCACCCCCTTTACGGGAGGTGACCTCTTTGGTCGAGTGATCGTTAGGAGAAAAGGAAGTAAAGGACAAGCTAGTTAGCTGTCTAAACAATCCGTACGCAGTGCTGCTCAAGTCTTCGACAAAATCTTTCTTAAGGATAATATCGGGACCAACGGCAGCAGCAGCGTGTTTCTGTAAAGCCTCATAGCGTTTGCGGTCATTAATGACGGGCCAGCTCTGTTTCGTTCCTTTTTGAAGGGAATAGAAGAAAGAGAGGGAACCACTATCATTTTTAGACAGCTGACGGCGAATGAAGTTTTTACTCCAACCACAATAAAAAATCTGGGGGAATACGAAACTTGGTTTCTTAGGCATTCGAACCTCGCCAAATGACTGACACAACAAAGTGTCATTCACATAAGCGAGATAAGATTGCGCATAGGAATATGAGTCCACGTGTACAAGCGCAAGCTTGACGTAGAGTCTACCAAAGTGTTCAACGAAGTTCCAAAATGATCGACCATTCTTTTCCTCAAACCCACGTAGGTACGTGGGAGTAGAAAATGTAAGGAAGACCAATATAATGGACTTAATAAGAACTCGTACCACACTCAAGCCTTCCGGGCTCAAGCGCAGCGATTGAACATCCCTCCTTTTAAGGAGCAAAATGCAATCGATCACATTTTTAGCAGCTTGATCCGGGTCGCGATGCAGACCCCCACAAAACAAACTACCAATTGCCAGCTTATCCAAAACCATTTCTGATTTCGGAGGGTTACTGACATCCGCTGGAGGCCTCCCGGCCCCCAACTGGTGAACTTTCATCACACTTTCAACAGGAGATTTCTCCCCAGTTGTCTTGAACCCATCATCTTGATGTTTCAATTCAACAAATTGTGTTTTGTTGACGGTCAAACTCCCCCCACCAGGAAGCAACGAACTCTTTACCTCTTTCTCTCTCATCGTACGGTGACGACGGAAGCGAAAGTATTCGTTTAGCACAGTCTGGGATTTATAGCGACTAGCAATTAGGGACATCTAGGTGTCTCTCCACGGATTTAAGTATTCG